AGGAGTTTATGGAAGACATAGCAACAGCACTACCTAACTGCTGGGAGTGTTATGCTGGTTTGGAAGAAGACACCGACTATTACTATTGTTCCTTCTACGATGAAGTAGAACCGATAGTTGGGCTATTACCAGATGAGATGAGAGCAGTTGAGATAAGAATAGAAACATTAGCACCAAAGTTAGAGGAGTTGCGAGAGATGATAGATAGAATAGAAGAACATTTAGAGGAGACAGGATGAAGACATTATTATTACAAGGCGACTGCTACGAGCAGTTAGACAAGATAGAAGACGAGAGTGTAGGTTCAGTAGTCGCTGACCCACCTTACCTAATAGATTTTATGAATAAGGGTTGGGATAGTGCCGACAACATAGCGGCTTCACCAAAACTTTACAAGAAGTTATTGACGAAGATGAAGCCGGGAGGTTATGTAGCACTCTTCGGTCATAGTAGAACACACCATAGGATAATGGTTGCGTTAGAGGAAGCAGGGTTCGAACTGAAAGACACTCTAACATGGCTTTACGGGCAAGGTTTCCCAAAGAGCCATAACATAAGCATTAGCATAGATAAGAAACTAAAAGGGATGAAGGCAAGAGGAACAAGAACTAACTTTGGAACTACTATGCTTACAACCGAGACGATGGATAAAGATAAAGATGGTAAGGTTATTCCCAGAGGAACAGGAGCACCAAAGCACGAACCGATGTGTGAGGAGAGCGAGAAGTGGGCTGGCTACGGCACAGCACTCAAACCAGCAGTAGAGTTTATTGTTTTAGCACAGAAGCCACGCAAAGGAACTTATGCTAATAACTGCTTGACTTATGGGGTAGGAGGGCTAAACATAGATGAGTGTAGGATTGGGACAAGCGACACATTATCTCGCCCTCATAATGAGCATAAACCAGAACACTTACGCACGATGGGTAAGTTTGCGAAGTTCGGTAATCCAAACTCCATTAGTGATAAACTTGGTAGGTTCCCAGCAAACCTTATCTTATCCCATAGCGACGGATGTGTAAAGGTTGGTGAAAGTGTTGAGAGCACAAGCAACCATAATGCTCCCAAAGGAACCTTTGCTGGTGGAGAGCCAGATAGAGGTAGTGAAACCATTTATCGTAAGCAAGAGAACACGGTAGAACATTATGAGTGTGATGATGACTGCGCTGTAAGGTTGCTGAACGAGCAGAGCGGCACCAAGAAGGGTTCAGGCAAGCAAAGCAAGGGAAGCGGTAGTGGAGGCATTTGGAAGCCATCTACGGGCAAACCAGCAGGAGACACTTATGGTGATAGTGGTGGAGCAGGTAGGTTTTTCAAAACAACAGAGGCACCAGAAGGAAGGTTTCCAGCGAACCTTATTTTATCTCATAGTGAGGGCTGTGTAAAAGTTGGCGAAGGTAAAGAAGATGTTATTGGAGGCAACAAAGGAAAGTCAGGGTTCGCTGTGGGTTATGAGAGTGGCGACTTTACTAAACAACAGAAGAGTTATGATGTCTATGACTGCGATGAGGATTGTGCTATTAGGATGTTAGACGAGCAAGCACCAAAAGTCGGTAATGCTTTCAAAGCAAAAAGAAAGAAAGACACTACTGGTGGTTCAGGCGATAGTTGGACTAATGGTGGTAAGAAGGAAGGAGAGGGTAATGGAACCTATGATGGGTTGTCTGGTGCTTCTCGTTTCTTTTATTGTGCGAAGGTAAGCAAGAAGGAAAGGAACTTTGGTGTGGGGCATAGAGAGAAGTGCTCGGCAGAGAAGCGAGATGCTACTGGTGCTGGGCTATGGGAAACCAAAGGTTTCAATAAGCCACAACACAACCATCACCCAACACTAAAACCTGTCGCTCTAATGCGATGGTTGGTGCGTCTTATCACTCCACCAGAGGAAACCTGCCTTGACTTGTTTATGGGAGCAGGAAGCACAGGAGGGGCTTGTGTGTTGGAAGACAGGGACTTCATCGGCATAGAGTTAGACAACGACTACTTCGCTATTGCCTGTGATAGAATAGATGCTTGGAAGGATAGTGTGAAATGAAAGCATTATCTTTATTCGCTAATGTAGGGTTAGGGGAAACCTACTTACCTGCCCTTGATGTTGAGGTTGTTGTTGCTAATGAAATGCTCCCAGATAGGGCGAGGTTTTATTCTCTTCGCAACCCTGATGTTGAGATGGTTGTTGGAGACATAACCGACATAGAGGTAAAGCAAGACATCATTAGGCGTTCCCTTGCGGAAGGTGTGGAACTCATTATCGCAACCCCACCTTGTCAGGGGTTCTCCGCTGCGAACACCACAGGAGACAAAGATGATGAGCGGAACAACCTTATCAACGATGTTGTAGATGTTGTGAAGGCAACCAAACCTGCTTATGTTCTAATAGAAAATGTTAGAGGTTCAGCCAAAAATGTTCTTCCTATCATCTTTGAGGAACTTGGTGGTAGGGGTGGCTATGTAATCCGTGAGAAGGTGTTGGATGCTGCTTACTATGGAACACCACACCATAGGGCACGACTTATTATCCTCTTATCAAGGAACGACAAAGAAGTTTGGGAACACCCACCGAACGATGGGAAAACTATTTCTTGTCGGCAAGTCATCGGGCACCTCCCTTCGTTGGAAGCAGGAGAGAGCACCCCGCTTCACTTTCATAGTTTAGAACACAAGAGAACACCAGCAAGGCACTCCAAATGGCTTTCCTACACACCAGAGGGTAAGTCGGCACTCCACAACAAGGTTCATTACCCAGAAAAGGATGGGCGAAGGATAAGGGCTTTTGATAGTTCTTATGCGAGAAACTGGTGGGACAAACCCGCATTTACAATAACGATGACTAATGGCTCCTTATCGTCATCTCATAACTGCTGCCCCCCTCACTTCCAAAACAAGGATGGAACATGGAGCGATGCTCGCCCTTTCACCATCAAGGAACTAACCCTGTTATGTGGGTTGCCTGAAAACTGGTTGGATGAGATAGAGCACACACCAAAGACAGAGAAGTTCTTGCGAGAAGTCATCGGTGAGTGCTTCCCCCCGATGTTCTGTTATGAAATAGTAAAGGTGTTGATGGATGAATAAGATAGTAAATGGAGATGCGATAGAAGTAATGACTTTGCTGGAAACTAATAGTGTTGATGCTATTATTACGAGCCCGCCCTATTACAACTTGCGCGACTACAAAGCAAAAGGGCAACGAGGTAAAGAAGACACCGTAGAACTTTATGTGAATAACTTGTGTGATGTCTTTGATGAAGCCAAGAGGGTTCTAAAAAAGACAGGTGTGCTTTGGCTAAACATAGGAGACACCTACAAGAACAAAGGGCTCCTAATGGTGCCTGAACGGCTCGCTATTGAGATGGTGAAGCGAGGATGGATGTTGAGGCAGGAAGTCATCTGGGAGAAGCCCTGCCCCCAACCAACGAGCAATAAGGATAGGTTATGGACGAACCACGAAAAAGTGTTTATGTTCGTCCAAAGCAAAAACTATTTCTTCAATCAACCGAGAGTTCCCCAAAAGGAAGTTTCGCTCAAACGCTACTTACACAAGAACAAGCCAACCAATAGAAAGGATGCTGGTAAAGTTGGTTTCGGTTTCAACTATGAGAACCAGACCAAGCACTTCGAAAAAATGGCGGCGAAGATAGGAGACAACTTTGACTATGAGGAACTCGTTGCTTCTGGTAGGTGCCCTACTCGCCCACTCTTCTCTGTTTGGAAGATGTCGACAGCCAACACCAAAGGTTTTCACTTCGCTACTTTCCCAGAGAAGTTGGTGGAAACACCGCTATTAGCATCTGTGCCCGAAGGTGGTTTAGTTTTAGACCCTTTCAACGGAAGTGGAACAACCTGCCTTGTCGCAAAGAAGAATAAAAGAAACTACATCGGCATAGACATCAACCCTGACTATTGTGAGAAAGCAAGGAAACGACTTGACGAAACCACTATTAGTGAAGGGAATAATAAGGATGCCTAAAAAGAAGGTTTATGAAATGTGTTGTGAAAAAGACAGTTGGCGTTATTTATCCTACGACACTTGGGTTTTTGATAAAGCATTATCTTACAACCCAGAAGACGAGTGGATAGATGCTATTGATGGGAACACGGAGGAAGCAGCCCCGTTCCCGTTCTGTGCTGTGGATTTGATAGATAGAGTTTTGAGCAAGAGAGAAGCAAGAATAGTTTATCAGGTTCTATGGGATGGAAAGAGTTTGAGCCACATAGGAGAAGAGATGGGGATAAGCAAACAAAGAGTTCATCAACTCTACAACAGGGCACTACAAAACCTAAAAGAAGAACTAACCCAAACAGGAGAAGAATAATGAAACGCGACTTGGCAAGAGCAATAAGGCAACGAAACATAGAAGAGATTTGTTGGCTATTACTAAAAGAAGAACTGAAACTTGTTGATAAAGGCGAAGAGCCAAAGTTAGGGAAATCTACCTTTATGAAGATAATAGATAAAGTTGCTTCGTTCGAACAACTGCGAGCCAGAGCAGCCATCAACGGAGAGACAGACAACGCAAGAGCGGAAACCAGAGCAACTATGAACGGCAATAAGAACCTTGATGAACTCGTAAAATGGGCTAATGCCTAATGGCGAAGGCGAAACTATCTGTTGAGGAGATTTTAGAAGACCCTATCCAGTTTATTCAGCGCATAAAGATAATAAACAAGAAGGGTAAGTTGGTTTATCTAAAACCAACAGCCGAACAGATAGAAATAATAGAAGCATTAGAGGAAGACAAGAACCTTCTTATTCTCAAACCGAGACAGATAGGTTCATCAACCATCAACCTTGCTTACTTGTTTTGGAAAACCTTTACAAGTGAAGAGCCAATAACGGCTATTATTCTTTCGCATAAACTAAACTCGTCAAAGCATCTGTTAGGGATAATAAAAACTTTTTACAAGAACCTCCCTCTTGCTTTGATGAAAAAACTAAAAACCGAGAACACTACTGAAATAACATTTGAGGATAGTGGAGCGAGCATCGTAGCAGCATCAGCGGCAGGAGAAGGAGGGCTTCGCTCTTTTACTTGCTCCTACTTGCTTATCAGCGAGTTTGCCTTTGCTCCTAACCCAGAGGAACTAAAAGCAACAGCCCTTTCAGCACTCAACGATGGGAAACTAATAATAGAGAGCACAGCATCCGCTTATGGCGATGCCCTCCATAAAGAAATAATGAAAGCCCAAAGGGGAGAAGGAAACTGGAAGTTTTTATTCTTTGCTTGGGCTAAACATAAAAACTATTCTATGAGGGTTCCCAGAGATTTCCAAAAGACAGAAGAAGAAAAGGGCTTGGCGAACCTCTGGGACTTGACTGACGAACAGGTTTATTGGCGAAGAAAGAAGAGAGAAGCATTAGGGGGACAGCAGTTTCGCAGAGAGTTTCCCCTAACTTTGGATGATGCCTTCGCCCAAACAGGCAATAGTTATTTTACAGAGCGCGACTTACGACACTTGGAACTACACAAAATAGATTTTGTTGATGCCGAACCAGTCATCTTCGCAGAAAGTAATAAAGACCACCGCTACGGGATAGGAGTTGATGTTGCTTATGGCGGCGGCAGGGACTATTCTGTTTTTTATGTTTTAGATAAAAAAACTTATCAGCCAGTTATGGTTTGGAGAAGCAACCAAACAAGCATAGCCCGTTTTGCGGAAGTAATAGTCGACTGGGCGAGACACTACAATAATGCTCTTATTTGTTATGAGAGCAACAATCACGGGCACGCATTAGAGGCAGAGATGAAGCATCTTGGCTACACTAACTTCTGGTTAGATGAAAACGGGAAAGCGTGGAACACGAACCTAAAAACGAAGCCCCTGATGTTTGAGGAACTAAAAAGTTGTTTGTTTGGTGGGCTTATTACCCAGTTAGACAACATTACCATTATGGAACTCAAAGCCATTATTATCAACGACAGGGGAAACATAGATGTCGCAGAGGGAACTGGAAGTCATGGTGATAGTGTAATAGCACTTGCTCTGGCTCACCAAGCACTCAAACATCAGCGAAATCCTACACAAACTTATTTGCCTGACTGGATCCGAAAGAAGAAAGCGCAGAAGAGAAAAGACGAAGCGGGCAGAGTAGAGCATCGCCGTTATTAGCACCTTGACGAAACCACCACTATTAGGAAGGAACAAACTAAATG